AAGACCCTTCAAAGGGTTTTGTACCCCAACTAACTAAAAGCCAAGAAACAAACGCTTACATGGGTATTAGCTTAAAAAGCGAAATCCAGAAAGATTATTATTCACGACGCATTGACCGAATTCGTAATAGTTGGATTATTAACCTAGCCCGAAAAAGCGCAAGACTTTTTGAAGCGGAAGGGTCGATAGTTGCGGAAGCTTACAAAAATGGAGATTGGCAAAAAGCCCTAGAAAAAAATAAGAAGAAATGGGAAACGTTTTTAGTTAAATCCTATTCCTCAATTTTGGATCAAGTAGGGCGGGAGCATTTCGGGAATTTAGTTAAGAGTAAAAACCCGAGCAAATTTAAAACCAAAGACGATGATATAGAAGACATACCAGAAGACGCATTCAACCCTTATGACGAGGTTTTACAAGCTTACATTGTAGAACTTGCAGGAACAAAAGTAACAATGGTTACTGATTGGACAAGACAAGTCATTGGGGCAATTATTTTGGACGCAAAGGAAAACAATTGGACGATGGACGAAACGGCTAGAGCCATCAAAAATGAATTCCAAGACTTTTCAAGATATAGAGCTTATCGAATAGCTAGAACAGAAACGCAAAACGCAGTAGGCTTTTCGCAATTCGAGGCAGGGAAACAAGCTCAAGACTTTTTAGGTCAAACCCTTATTGGTGAATGGTGGACTAGTTTAGATTCAAGGGTTCGGGATAGCCACGCACAATTGCACGGCACCAGAGCGAAACTAGGTGAAGCATTTGGAAACGGCTTGCTATACGCAGGGGAATATACAAACACCGAAGGCGGGGCAAATAACATTAATTGCCGTTGTGTGATCCTACACCATTTTGAAGATGAAGACCTATAAGGAGGGTTAATCATGTTAACGAAAAATCTTGGTTTTGAGTTTAAAGCCAATTCCGATAAAAGAACATTTGAAGGCTATGCCTCAACTTGGGATTTAGATTTAGGGCTAGACAAGATCGAAAAGGGAGCTTTCAAAAAGACAATTGCCGAAAGATTCCCCAAAAATGATATTAAGATTTTATGGCAACACGATTACACGAAACCAATTGGATTGCCTAGCCATATGGAAGAAGATTCAAAGGGTCTTTTCATCCAAGGGAAGATATCGAAAACCTCATTAGGCGACGAAGCAATAGAGCTTATGAAAGATGGGGTTGTCGATAAAATGTCCATTGGTTATGACGTGGTAAAAGACGATATAAGCGAAGACGGACAAGTCAGATACTTAAAAGAGCTTGTTTTATATGAATTTAGCCCCGTGACTTTTCCAATGAACACAGGAGCGGACATATTAAGCGTAAAAACCCACTTTAATAGCTTGATTAAAGAATTTTCAAACCCTAATTTGGCACACTATTTCAAAGAGGGGCGAGCGTTGAACAAACAAAACGTACAAGCCCTAAAGAGCGCAATTGAAACATTACAAGGTATTTTAAGTCAAGTACAAGGCAATGAAGATAATGAGCCGAAAAATCTTTCACTCATTGAAGAAGCATTAGCCGATATTAAAAAATATACAACAGGAGGAATATCAAAATGAATTTCCATTATAAAAAACCAGTAACGAAATTGTTACCTTTAAATATTCAATTCTTTGCAGAAGAAAAAGTAACACTTGACAAATTACAAAAAGACTTTTCGGATTCTTGGAAAGAGCTAAAAGGCTTATTAGATACGCAAGCCGACCAGATTCGAACATATGGAGAAACAAACGATACAACCGCAGACGGAATTAAAGCCGTTGAGAAAAAGTTAGAAAACCACGAAGCGGAATTTGTAGAGCTTTCGAAAAAATTTAAAGAAGTTGAAACGAAATTCAATCGTCCAGACCTTGGCGGTAATGGAGCAGAATACAAGACCGCAGGAGAATTATTAATTGAGTCAGATTCTTATAAAAACATGGGTCAAACAATGAACGCACGTCAAGAGTTAAAATCATTCTTTACACTACAAACAAAAGACTTGGATTCCGTTGACGCAAACGGGGGATTATTAACAGGGACAACACGTATTGGCGGTGTATTTGCAGATCCAGACAAGCCAATGACAATGAGAACACTATTGAACGCTCAACCAACAACGTCAAATGCGATTGAGTACATTGTAGAGACAGGCTTTACTAATGCTTCTGCAATTGCACCAGAAAAAAGCTTAAAACCTCAATCAGATTTAACATTTGATATTGAAACGGCAAGCGTTAAGACTATTGCTCATTGGATTCCTGCAACACGCCAAATTATCAGCGATGCACCACAATTGCGCTCATATGTTGATAATCGTTTAACATATGGATTGCAATTAACAGAAGAAAGTCAAATTTTATACGGCTCGGGTGTTGGTGATAATATGGCAGGGATCATGACAAACGCCAATATTCAAAACCAAGGACAACGACCAACAGACGCAACGTCTATGATCGATTGGATTAGATCAGCCATTACAAAATCAGTATTAGCGGGATACCCTGCAACGGGAATCGTTTTACACCCGACTGATTGGGAAGCAATCGAGCTTTCTAAAGGTTCGGACGGTCATTATATTTGGGTAAGCGTTACGGATGGTGGAGCGCAACGTTTATGGAGAGTGCCAGTAGTACAAAGTACGGCATTAGTACAAAGCGAATTCTTATTGGGTGGCTTTGGTTTAGGTGCTCAATTATGGGATAGAGAACAAGCAAATGTTCGTGTATCTGAACACCATGCGGATTATTTTGCGAAAAATATGTTGGCGATTCTTGCCGAAGAACGTCTAGCATTAACGGTTTATCGCCCAGAATCATTCGTAAAAGGCGACTTTACACCATTAGCGTAAATTAAAACCGACATAATGAAACAAACTATATAGCATAGACAAACGAAGGGGGCAAATAAAGCCCTCTTTTCGTTTGGGTAAGTCAAACACATTAGGAGGTTTTCAAAATGAAATTGACGGCTTTACAAAGCTTTTCGCCTAGAGGGGCAAAGTTAATCAGACAACACGAAACCTTTACGGCAAATGAAGCGGATGCAGAAATTTATATAAGAAACGGTTTAGCGTCTACTTATGAAGAATCGCAAGCGCCAAGCGATATTGCACAAATTAAAGTAGATGGGGCACCAATTGAAGTTGATCCAATGGCAGACGTTGAAAAGTTTTATATAGAATCGGAATTGCAAGAAAAAAATGTTACTGATTTAAAGAAAATTGCAAAGAATAAAGGCGTTAGTGGTTATACGAAAATGTCAAAAAGCGAATTAATTTTTGCTATCCTTGCCCATCAAACGGCAAATCAAATCGAAAATATGGAGGAATAAAAATCATGGCAAAAAATCCAAATGAACCTAATCAACCGCAACAAGATACAGAATTTGCAGAGGATCAAACACCAGAAATTAAGCCGTCTGAACAAAAAGACGCTAGAGGGGGAAACCACAATCCCGAGGGAGCAAATCAATACACAAGCGGACGTGTAGACGACCGAGGACGCAAAGAGGACAACAACCAAAGAGAAAATAAGGAGCGTAAATAATGGCTATCATCAATTTACAATCCATTGCAGACAAAGCCCGTTATTTCGAAGACGTTCAAAACATGAGCGCAACAGAAGCGAAAGCGGAAGCATTAAAACAACATGGCTTTGACGAAGAATTTTCACCAGAGCTTGGATCGGAATTAGATAAGCTTATTAAAGCGGAAAACATGACGGAAATGTCCAACGTATTAGGTAATGATCGAGAAAAGATTATTAACCGACGTAGTACGGAAGTAAACGCAGAACATGAGGTAAACCCAACGCCACCAACAGAGGACGAAGGAGCAACAACACCAACAGAATAAAGAAGGTGAATTTAAATGTCTTTTATTGAACGACTCATGACCGACCCAAACGAGCAAATAACAATGATCCAAATTAAGAATTGGCTCAAAGTCGAACATGATTTAGACAATGACCTTTTAACTCAATTAAAAGAGGGTGTAATACACCAAGCATTTAATTTCATGCAAAACGACTTTACAGAAGTCGATCAAATGGGGGAATTGGTAAATATACCGATTCCTTTTGATGTTAAAACGGCTTGTTTGATATTTATTGCCTTTCTTTATGAAAATAGAGGCGATCAAGTAATAACAATGCCCTTAAATTGCATGAGATTACTTGCACCATATAAAAGGTTGGTTGGAACATGATTGGACAAATGAAAGACCGTATAAAAGTTGTGCATATCAACAAAATCGACAATGGACGGGGCGGTTTTCAACGTCGAGAAGTGGAAATAGGGACATTTTGGGGATCTATCGAGGAACAAAGCGCACGAAATATTGTTGAGTATAGACAAGACGAAATGAGAACCAATACACGAATAATAATGAGAAAAGATAGTCGTATTACTAGAAAATGTGTGCTTTATGCGAGAGAAACAAAATTTGAGATTGAAGAAATTATTGACGAAGGTTCTTTTATAAATATATTGGCGGTAGGTGAAAAAATTGGCTAATTTTCAATTTAGTTTAAAAAATCAAATGCCCCAGATAACGCACATGTTACCAATTAATTTCGAAAAAGCCATGCTCAAAAGTGCAATCACTATAAACAACGAAGTAAAAAGAGTTTTAACAGGGACTAGAAGCGGACGCACATACAAGATTCCTGCAACCAAAAGAACTTATGTTGCGTCTGCACCAAATGAAGCCCCTGCCATCCGTCTTGGGGATTTAAGACAAAAATACAACTATAAAGTATTGGGAAAAGGATTTAGAGCAACGGGATATGTAGGAAATCCATTACCTTATGCCCCAATGTTGGAATATGGAACAAGCAATATGTCCCCTAGACCACATTTAAAAGTTGCTTTTAAAAATTCCAAGAACAAAGTATTAGAAAATTTCAGAGGTTTAATGTAATGAGTATAATTACGACCTTATACAACGCCTTAGAAACCGATACCGAATTAAAAAGCATTTTAGCCAATAGCACAATAAATCCCGAAAAAAAGGCAATCTATGATCATTGGGCAGACAATGAAACATTAAAGCCTTATATCGTTATACAGTTTGATTTTGGAGAATCTTATCATTGGGCGAAACGTGAAACGCTCTTAACCGTTGACATTTTTACAGATGGTGACACGGTACAAGCCGAACATATTCGGAATTTGGTCATTTTGAGAATTGACCGAGAAATTTTAATAGACCCCGAGGACGGGGCTTTCATCCGTTGCTATTTAAATGGAGATAGACCAATAGACGAAGCGGAAGCGGACGAAATAACACATTGGAATATAGATTTTTCTTTACACCATTGGAGAAATTCATTTGTTCAAACATTGGAGGAATGACAAGTGGGAGATATCATCAAAGATTTTCATATAACACTTGACTTAGTGAAAAATGTTGAAGGAAATCCCTCTATTCAAATAAAAGGTAGCGATTTTAATTCAGTTAAATTTGCTTTTACTATTTTGGATAATGGGGAAGTTGTGGATTTAACTAACACGGAAATACGCCTAGCAATTGAAAAGCCTTCTAAATTAACTGTATTCCAAGATTGTGTTATTACAAACGCCTTAGAGGGTTTATGCGAATTAGTGTTAACAAATCAAGGATATGTTGAAGTGGGCAATCATCAAGGTGAATTAATTATCACAAAAAATGATATAGCAAGTACCACCGATTCTTTTAGTTTTTTATCTGTTAATTCTATCTTAGATGATGAAACACTAGAAAGCCAAAACGATTGGCAAGCCCTTCACGAAATTATGCTAAACGCTCATTTAAGACCAGAGCTAGGAGAAGGAAGCCCAAATGGTGTTGTTATGCCAACTTATATAGGACAAACCTATTTAGATACATTAGGTAAATCAATGTATTTTGCCTCCAATCTTACAAATAATGAGTGGTTGCCATTTGGCATAGGCGGGGAAGGCGGTTCGGGTATTGTTTATTGGAACGATGTTTTATCAAAGCCAACGACATTCCCTAGTACGCCTCATACTCATGTTTGGAATGATATTAGTAATCCACCGACAACTTATACGCCATCCGAACATACGCACGATGAATACTTGACGGAAGCGGAAGGCGATATAAGATACAACTTAAAAGGTGAAGGTGGAGGAGGAGCAAGCGAACCTTCACAATGGGGCGATATTACAGGCGTACTTGCAAATCAAACCGATTTACAAATGGTTTTAGATGAAAAAGCAAATGATACTGATTTAACCAATAAAGCCGATTTAAATCATACACATACTTTTGATTCTATTACAGGAAAACCCGTTTCATATCCACCCGAAACACATTCACACCCAATCAATCAAGTAACAGGATTGCAAACGGCACTTGATGGAAAAGCCGATGATTCAGACTTAACCAATAAAGCCGATTCAAACCACACCCACACTTATACAAGTATTACAGGCAAGCCCTTAACTTTTCCACCAGATGCACATAATCACGGATGGACTGAAATTACAGGAAAACCAACAACATTCCCACCCGAAACACACAATCATAATTGGGTGGACATCCAAGGGAAACCAACAACATTCGATCCAACGCAACACACTCATTTATGGGGAGATATTACAGACAAGCCCGCAACATTTACACCCGAAACCCATTCCCACCAAATTAGCGAAGTAACAGGGTTGCAAGAAGAATTAGACGAAAAATTTGATAAAACAGGTGGAACAATTGACGGTGATTTTACAGTTGATGGGGATGCTATTTTTAAAAATACACCAACAAATTCTGGAATTTCCTTTTTATCAACAGTTGACAGAAATATTTTACAGTCCTCTAATGCACCTTTAAATTCTTTTAAGCCTTTAGATATTATGGGTAGTGAAGTGACGATTAATGGAGCAGTATTTAAGTCTGGTACGGT